CATTGCTTTTAGACAAAAGGACTATCCCATTGGTTATAGGTCATCTAAAAACTGACATATTCTACGATCTAAAGCACCAAAAACTCTTTAACGCTATTAAGGAAATGTATGATAGTAACATATCTATAGACCTTACTACTGTAGCTCAAAAACTTTCCCAAGATAAGGACATCCAAGATGTTGGTGGAGCTTTTTACCTATCTAAGTTAACTGATAATGTAACATCAACAGCTCACATAAACACCCATATTGAGATTGTTATTGAGATGTATAAGAAACGTGAAGCTTATAAAGTGCTTAGAATAGCTGAGAATCAATGCCTAGATAACGATAGTCAGTCATTAGACCTTTTGTCTGACCTTAATAGTCAACTATTATCTATCAAAGAATATGGCAATATATATGAAAAAAGCATAACTGACGTAGTAATGGCTATTAACTTTGCTAGGGACTTAGCAAGTAATGGCGAACTTTTAGGATTTAATACAGGATTTCAAGAACTAAACCAAACCATAGCAGGATGGTGTAAGCCTGACTTATGTATTATAGCTGCAAGACCTGGTGCAGGTAAGACAGCAATGATGCTTTCTAGTGTTTATCACTTAGCTATCATAAATAGCGTTCCTACGGCTATTTTTAGCCTCGAAATGAGCTCCGAACAGCTTGTTGAAAGGTTAGAGTCAATAACGAGTCAAGTGCCCTTAAAACGCCTTAGAACGAATAATTTGAATGATTATGAACGTAAGTTACTTTTAAAGACCGATGACAAGATAATCACAGCACCCATCTACATAGAGGATACTGGCGGAATCAGTATCTCACAACTCAGAGCTAAGGCTACTATTCTTAAGCAGAAGTATGGTATTAAGGTAATATTCCTAGACTATCTTCAGCTTATGAGTGGACAAGGCAAACAAAACCAAAACCGAGAGCAGGAAGTAAGTTTTATAAGCAGAAGCCTTAAAGCCTTAGCCAAAGAGTTGGAAGTACCAATTATTGCCCTATCACAGTTATCTAGAAAGGTTGAGGAAAGGGCTGACAAGCTACCAATGTTATCTGATCTTAGAGAGTCAGGTAGTATCGAACAAGATAGCGACATAGTAATAATGTTAATGCGTCCTGCATATTATGAGATGACTGAACCAGTAGAAATTGATGGAAAAGAGTATGATCCTAAAAATCTTGTTATAGTCAAAGTTGAAAAAAATAGACATGGACCGACAAAAAATATGGCAGTAAGATTTATAGGTGAAACAATAACATTTGAAGACTATAAAAATTAAACTATGAAAACAGCAATGCAAGAATTTGAAATATTATTTTATAAGAAAGCACAACCAACCATTAATACGAATAGTTGGGTAGTACATAAAGACGAGTTTGAAAAATTAATCTTAGCTGCCAAAGAAAAAGAAAAAGAGCAGATAATTACCGCTTTTGAAGTTGGATATAAATCTTGCGATTTAGATGAAACGTTTGAAATTAATAGGAAATTAGGAAGTGGAGAACTGCACTATAACAAAACTTATAAATAAAACAAATAACATGGAACAAAACATCACACTAATCGACCAAAAATTCCCTGAAGTGGAATATGTACAAGGAGAAGACCTTAACATTGAGAACATGAAGCAACGTATTATAACTAGAGCATGGTATGATACTGCTAGGTTTCATGACTTAAATGATATAGCAGTTGGTATTGGTATGGGTACAAGAACACTATACTTTTACGCTAAGAAACTAAAACTACCAAAGAGAAGTGAACTTAAATAGGAACTATAAGAATACTCGTAAGTTCGACATAGAACAAGCTAAGGCTAAAGATGGCACTTACCAGGCATTGTTATTATTTGCTAGGAACACAAAAATCCTCGTTATCCAACAGCCAAAAGCCCTAAAGCAAAAATATATGTGGCTTGAATATGAGAATAATGGTAAACCTAGTGGTATAGCTGACACAAGAGTAGAGTTCTTTGCTATCAACTTTGACCTTAAAGACAGAATCTACTTTATAAGAGCTGAAATGCTTAGGATAAAGGCAAGAAGGCACTTTAAATGGGGTAAAACTAAGATAGTCGAGGGCATAAGATATGTAAAAGTTCCAACTGTGGAGATGATACGTTTCGATTAATTGATGTAATTTCGTTTATATGACATACAAAACAGCAAGTGACTTAACCAAGATGATGCTAGAATATTTAGATAGTTTAGGTTATGAAGTATGGAGGAATAATAACCTAGCAGTTAAAGGTAGGTCTTTCATTGGTAAGAAAGGTTTACCTGACATCATTGGTTACCATAAGAACTATGGTCAGTTCATTGCTTGTGAGATTAAAGCTATAGGTGATAGGCTAAGTGTATCACAAATAGAGTTCTTAACTCACTTAGGTATGTGCGGTGGCACATCTATTGTATGTCAACAAGTATCAGACGGAACAATTAATTTAACAATATTTTTAGACAATGGCGAAAGCAAAATCAGCATCTGGGACGAGTACAAAGGTGAGTTTCGGGAAGCGTAAGGAAGGTAAGGCAAAGAAATCTTATAACAAGCACTCACCTGCTCCAAAACCTTATCGAGGTCAAGGCAGATAAAACATCTATTTATGATGGAAAAATTAGGTCAATTAATAAACAAAGATTATTATAACATGGAAAAACAAGAATTTGAAAACAAGGCAGAAAATGTAACTAAGACAACTAAGAAAGAAGTTAAGGTTACTGTAGTTCCTAAGGAAAGCAAGTTTGTAACTGCTGAAACTATTAAGTTAGTAGAAGACATCTTAAACGATGGTACAGTAGACATCAAATGGAGAGCACAACTTAAAGAACAAGTAAGAAAATATAAAGGGTATGGAGAATAAGTATGACACTATAGTCGAGTCTGTTATTACGAAGTATAAAGATAGAGCTAACTTAGGCTTTACGAAATACGGAACTAACCTTGACAGAACTGACTTAAACACCAAAGAATGGGCTGAGCATTTACAGCAAGAACTTATGGATGCTGTATTATACTTAGAGAAATTCAAAGAAGGAATTAAAAATAGTTTATAAACCAAAACAAATATCATGGCAACACAAAAAGAGAACTTCTTAGGAAGATGTTTCACACTTAGATCAGCTTACGGATCATTCAGAAAAGTATCATTCGGTCCAGAGGACTTAAAGAAACTAAATGAGTTCGCAGCATCTAACAAAGGATGGTGTTCTATCCTTATCAAAGACAAAAAGAACGCAGGACCTGAACAAAGTGATTTCTATTGTGAAATGGACACATTTAAAGCAGGTGATTATAAACCAACAGACAAAAAATTGCCTTTTTAGTTATGAGTACAAAAATTTACAGAGATATTTTAATTAACTTATCACTTTTATTAGTAGGTTTGTATCTACCATTCGCTTTCATTATCAATAAGTACAACCCAACAATGTGGGAATGGTATGAAAGATGTTTATACGTTATATCAGTTGCAGTAACTATAGGTTACGGAGCTAATCAGTATAACAAAAAGTAGTATGTTTTGTTTGTAGTTTAATAGTTAGACGCTGCTATTCTTAGTGGCGTCTTTTTTATGTATCAAATTGACTTATATCAATAAAACATAAGTCAAAAAGTAGTAGTTTTACTACCTTTTATGAGCGATAAATGAACTTTATATGAGCGATAAAAAACCCCCAGATTTTACCTGAGGGTTAACCAAAACTACACACAATCACACACCACACATGAGAGCTATTTTAATTATGACTATTTCTAGTGTCATAAAACTTTGTCAATACTGATCCGTAAAGGACTGCTTGATACCTTGCTGTAAAACTATCCATTGATTCGTTTACATAGAAGTAATCCTCATTAGCCATATATACAAAACACCTATCACTATTTTCTTCATCAGCCGTTACACTCGCCACCTGATAGATGTTGATATAAGCATCTGATTCCTCAGAGTTATCCTGGAAATCATAGCTTTCATCTTCCTCTTCGGTCAGTTGTATGATGTGCATTAACATTTGTGATACTATTTTTAAGTACAGTAAGTCGTAATTCCCTAACAATCAACTCAAGCCTAGCTTCTAAGTGAGTCTTTTCTTTCATCAATTGGTTAATCTTAACGTCTACTTCTCTGTTCATACAAATTTACGATTTAATTCTAATGGAAATAAAAAGTGCATACCCCATTGATTAACAATGCAATACACACTTTCTTTATATTTACTAGACTATAGTTACTTTCTAGGTAACCTAATAATCTTACTGCCTAGAGGCATCGGAACAAATATAGCAACTCTTCCGCCATCTAACACCACTCCACAGCCTAATGTGGGTCTTTTGGGGAAAGGTCGTGAATACTCCATAGCATAGGCATCAATATCGATACCACAGCCTACATTCATACCGAATATCATATCCTTGTCAGATGAGCTATAAAGCACACCTCCAAAGCTATGTATATGACCTATTACTGTTGATTGTCGAGCATCTCTTGCTCTATTGATTGCACCTGCTTGTCCTGATGAACCTGTACCATGAGTATATAGAACACCGTCTATTTCCCATTCTAAAGCCCATTTCCAGCCTTTAGGAGCATCCCAAGCTTGTTCATAGGACTTGATAAATCGTTCTGGTAAACCGCTTGTTTGAGCCTTTCTTTTATGAAGGGCTGAGTGATTACCAATACATACTTTTACGTTAGGAAATTGTTTGTACCATTTGTACATAGCAGCTTGTGCTAAGTCTGCTTCTCTACCTGCTCCATGTCCGTCAGGCTTAGATTCGTGATAACTGATGGCATGATTGTCAACTTCATCTCCAATGTGTACTACCTCAAAGCACTGAAACTTATTCGCTACTTCATAGCAAAAAGCTTTATAGCCTGGATGACAGAATGGTTCATGAGTGTCGCCTATTACTAGGACATTTTTCTTGCTCATTATGTGTGGTTTTGGTTTTGGTTTATTTTACTAACTTCTCGTTACCCTTATAAGTAACATAGTTAGTTCTTCCGCCTGTTTTATCTTTAGCAATCAATATTTCTTGCTTTAGATTATTAGCATCATAAGCTACATGAACCCATCCTAATTTACCATCCTTCGGAAACTCTGCTATTAACTGCTTAAATTTAAGATTGTCTTTGATATAGTGAAATATATCATTGTTTGTATATGTACTACCTGAACCATCTTGGTCTATATCTGCCGCACAACCAAAACTATGATCTGATTTTAACGCACCACCTATGAAGTGATTTAGCATCTTTGACCTGTAACCACTAGATAGCGTAATAGGACCAAACTTCATTCTGATTGGTTCTAATACTTTTTCACATAGTACTTTAATGTTTTCAATGTGTTCAGGAGTTGGCTCGTTAGATACTCCATGTCTTTTTGCTGATTCACTACGAGTAAACTCTATAAGTGAAAAATGTGCTGTTAATTTCATCTTAAATAATTTGATTTACAAAATATGCTAATCCTAGCAACCATAATAGGAAGCCAAGTGTTAAAATTATTTTCTCGGTTTTAGGCATCTTTCTTAAATATTTTCTCTACTGAGGTTAAACCTAAGCAACCGAATGCTAACAAAGCTACTGATTCTACAAGAATTGAACTTGGGGCAAAATGTTGTTCACTAAATTGGTTATGGTACATAGTAATACATAATGCTAAAACGCATAACAACCCACATAAACGCTTCATACTAAATCTACCATTATCTTCTTGGAAAAATTGTTTCATATTATTATATTTTTATTAATGCTAATGCTACAAACAATAGTAATGTCCATAGTCTATTTAATCCTTGCTCTTGCTCAAAGTTTCTTTTAAAGTCAGGATCAATTGTTGAGCTAGATTTAATATTTTGGATATGAAATCTGTAAATATTGACTGAATCTTCTTTACTGCGTAGTTTACTATTTGTTGTAACATATAAATTGTTTTTAAGTGATAACGAGTCCTTATAAGCGATTATTGTATCATTATAAGACTTGTATAATTTGTTGATGGTATCTGCTTGACCAATGGTCATTATAACAACAGAATCCCCTTTAATCTTTTTTGTGATGGGATATTGGGAGTAGCTTGAAACTGACAGCAGTATCATTGCTAACACTATCCAAAGTTGCTTTAACTTCATTTAGTTCGGTTTTTAGTGTTGTTATCTCTTGCTTAATCTCAGCGAACTTACTAACGGTAGACGTTACTATAGCTTCTTTAGCCTGATCAGCTTTAACTTGAACAGCTTTGTTCTTAGTCATTGTGCTATTAAACTCAGTCATAAATTGCTCGAACTCTTTATCTTCAGTTACTGCTTTATCTTCTTTTTTAGCTGTAACATTTATAGTAGTTGCTGTAACTGTTAAAAAACCAAATATCAAAAGAATAGATTTCATTGCCTTTTATTTAACTGTTGATTTAATAGCTCCTAAAGCATCTAAGGTTTCAAGCTTAGTTGTAGTAGAACTTAATGCGGTTTTACACTCAATTAAAGCCTGAGTCTTTAGGCTATCCTTATACTCAAGATTAGTAATCCTAGCGTCCTGAGAGTTAATCTGATTGTTGAAATTGCCTCTAATGTCTACATAAAGAACAGTTATACCGATTATAACTAGGAACATAGTTCCTTTGATTGGGTCTTTACTAAACTGAGAAAAGCTAATCGGTAGAGGATTAGCACTTACATTAACGTCTTTTTTA